CGAACATCAGACCTTGCCGCCACCTTGGCAGATTCAGAATACTCTTTTACCTCCGCAGGCTGTACCCAAGGTCTCTGCATGTGTTCCTCCTACTCTAATCCAAGCTTAGAAAAATCTACAAGTCCGAGAACACCATTGATACGTTCAACATACTCGTCATGCTTGCTGCATCCTTCAAGGCTGATATTCTTCTCTTCGGCCAGAGCTAAAAGGTCGGCATTACGCATATGGGATACCTTGCTTGCTGTCAGTCCGTCCTCAACTCCTGCTCCTGCGCCAGCTCCATTCTTCGGAGCTTCCGGCTCCTCGTCTTCTCCGCCAGCTCCATTCTTCGGAGCTTCCGGCTCCTCGTCTTCTCCGCCTGTTCCCGGATTATCGGTATCAGATTCCTCCGCAGGATTAGCAATCACTGGCTGTTCATCAAATCTGCCGGTAGCAAGAAGCTGTTCTGCCAGTCCGTCCTCAACTTCAAAAGGCTCCCCCTTTACACAGGAGAAGCCTCTGATAGAGTAAGAAAGCCCAGTATTAAGTGATAATCGTTTCATAAGGCACCTCCTTAATCAAGAGAAGGTAAGCCGGTAATAATCGCAGTAGCGTCAAGCTCCTCGATGATCGGATCGTAATCAAGATGGCATACATAAAATCTCTTATCCTGCATGATTGCCTCTTTGCCCTCATTGGTCTTTCTGATCTTCATACCGTAGGTATTTACAACAACGAGGTTCTTCGGATCCGTAAGGATAATCTTATCGTCACTGATAGACGGGCAGGAAACCGTAGGAATGTGAACCGGCTGAGTGTATACATTCTCCGGAACAGCTCCACCTTTGCCGATAACCTGATTCATCAGATAAAGCTCCCACTCCTGTGCTCTCTTAGGAGACATGAGCCAACGAAGCTTACCATTGTTGTACTTGTTCGGAAGCTTCTGGAGTGTCTTGTAGAAGATGTCCAGCCTCATGGAGCTTTCACTGGAAGCATCATATACATGACCGCCGCTGTTGATCTGCTTAATCCAACCATCATTGAGCTTTAAGAAGTCTGCATCAGCTGCTGCTCCAATCTCAATCGCCTCAGAAGCATCCCACACACCGGCACTGTGAGCTTTAATGAACTTATACAGCTTCTTGTTATTGGTTACGATATCTCCGATAGCAAACGTATCAGAGCTGTTAAACTCCTTTGCCTGGGAAGCTTTCTCGTCGCCATTGAGATACAGATCCTCAAGGTCAACACCAAGCTGTGTGGTCATGAGGTCGGTAATGATTGCCTCTAACTGCTGACCTTCGATATTCTCACGAAGGGTTTCCTCAGTAATCTCCCAAGGTAAACGAACAGCCTTGCAGGCATACTCGATCACGTTGGTGTTTACACCAGCTCTGTAGCCATCATCTGTGTTCTCGACCTTGGCACGAAGAATTCTGGATGCGATACCGATCTTGTCAATCTCACCGCTTTTTGATGTTCTCATGACGTGTCTTACCAGAGGTCCAAGGTTGGTTGCATCGAATGTCTGCTGAATAAATTTTCTTGCCTGCTCCGGCTGTAACAGTCCATGAGTAAGGCTACCGGTCTGAATAGCGGCACCGGCTTTGTTAATGATCTGCTGATTTGTAGGCATAATATTTTTTCCTCCTTCTTTTTTAGCTTAGAACATGCCTGTCATGTAGTGCGGTTCTGCTTCCTGCTTCTCAACAGTGCCAGCGGCAGAATTGAGGTTGCCCGGAAGTGCTCTGCTCTTCAAGAGTGGCTCGATTGCCTTTGTAACAGGCTCCATCGCTTTAGAAACCGCCTCACCCACCATCTTTGCTACCTCGTCTGCATTTACATCAGACTCAGGCTCTGCAGGTGTGCCTTCTCCTTCGCCGCCCTCGCCCTTTGTGATGGCTTCGAGCTGTTTTGTGATAGGTTCCATGGCTTTTGCCACTGCATCCCCTACCATCTGCTGAACTTCTTCTCGCTTCATTTCGTCGTCCTCCTTTTTGACGTTATTTTTTGCTACTGTGTCTCCGCCTTCGCCCTCTGAATTATCAGTGAACTCAGACAAAAATGAACCCAGCGTATCATAAATGCCTTTAAGGGCACTTAGATTCTTCGTACTGATACTCTTTCCTGCTTTTTCAACAGGCGCAGGAGCTTCCTTTGCCGCCTTCTCCAATGACTTAACAATACTGCCATCACTCGTAAGAAGCTGCGTGACAATATCATTGAAATCTGTGAGAGCGTCTTTGATGGTCTCCTCGTCAGAGTTATATCCCCATTCCCAGGAGCCAGTATCGGGATTGTAGAAATTGCCTTCCAGGCAGCTTCTAAGCGCATACCATGCAGAGTAGAAGTTATCCTCTTTCACACGTCGTTTGAAATTGTTCTTCACAGCACCTTTCTCAACGACATCGAAGCCCATAGCCTTTGCAAGCTTTCTAAAAAGCCCTTTCGGCTCTTCCTGCTTCTCTACCGGAAGTTCTACATCTTCCTCAGAGTAGACACCAACACCACCCATAGAGAATCCTGTGATATCCCCTTTCTGAATGGAATCCCATACATCAGCGTCCGTAATCTCCATGGTCATGAGCCATGTGCCTTTCTTGATCGTTTCTCCTTCAATCTCCATATCGCATTTTGCAACATAGGATTCAACCACCTCTGCTCCGTCACACTTCTTGAAGCAGTGCTGAAGGTCTACCTGATTGCCGTTCTTGGCGAACCAATAAGCAGCCTTGGTAATCTCCTCCTCCGTCATGTAATTGCCTTGTGTATCCTCTACCATAGGCTCATACACAATACCGGTCACAAAGTGGCTGTCTGCGTCTGCCTTCAAAATCCGTCCAAATGTGGCGAAGTTTGCGGCACCGTCCTCTGATTTGGTAATCAGGAACTGCTTTTTATTCGCAGCCTTGTCAACCAACGATACGAAGCTGATTTTTGCATCTGTAATTGCGTATGCTTTCGCAATCTTAGGCATACTCTCAAACCTCCTTCTGGTTTATTTACTGTTTAACGGACAGCTCCGAGATAATAGGATCACCTCCTTCCACATAGCAAGTAGCGGAAAATGTACAACATTTGCATCAGGTATGAATGCCTTTGCTTGTAACTCACAATGCCACCTCCCTTCTGAAAAAAGGTAATAAAAAAGCAACCAAAAACGGTTGCCATCATGCTTTGCAACTGTATTTGATTGCGTTTTCTCGTTTTGAACCAATAAAAAAGCACCCTCTCGGATGCTAATTTCGCAATAATTAATCTGTATTAAATCTTTCCTCAGATTCTCGTTTGTCAACCTCGGCAAACTCATCAAAGATTTTCTGTTCTTCTTCCGTAAGCTCACACGTCGGCACCAAGGTACCAGATTCATCATATTCAATTTTTCCTGCAAGTTCCGAAGGATAAATTAACATATTATTCACTAGTCCTTTCCTTAAACAGCTTCTTGACCGTTTTCTCCAACTTAGTGTTCTTTGTGGAAGATACGGCTTCTGCAACAAATTCATCTGGACGTTTTGCTGCGTATATACCTAACTTCTGCTTAATTATACTACGATCAACCTTTAAATTGCAAGCACTCATAGCATCTTCCATAATGGATTTGCAGAACACATCTCCATCAATGGCTTTCCATGTATCATCCAGATTGTCATACATACTTATGGTTTTCTTATATGTAACCATGTGAACCATCTCATGTTTCAGAATTCCATAAGCACCGGACTTCGGTGTCCAATTTCCTTCCTCAACCTGTGATTTTATCAGATTATTGATAACTTTCTGGTCTGCAAAATGAGAGCTTGATATTTTAAGAACTGTTTTTATCTCTGAACCCTTCTTACTGATTGCAGCTCTGGCAGCATCTGTTCCAAGGTTATCAACAAAACGGATTTCGTCAATGAAGCCATTTAATTGCGGATATTCCTTGTAAAGTCTCTGCATAGCACGATTTACCCTATTAACAGCTCTGATGTCCTGTTTCGTATAATTCGTCTTCTTGACACCTAAGTGAGTTTTCGCCCACTTGTCT